TGCTTTCGGTGGTTCAAGATCTGCATTACTAGAGTCTGAATCACAAAGACCTTACGCAGAGCAGATGGCTAGAACAGCTGCTGGTTTAAGACAGTCAGGCTTTGAGCAGGCGCAAGCGGCGGCGCAGGCTGATTTAGCAAGACAGCAACAGTTAGGTATGTTTGGTGCTGGTCAAGAGCAACAGCGTGCATTACAACAAGCACAATTTGGTCAACAAGCAGGTATCTTTGGTGCAGAACTTGGACAACAAAGAAGGATGCAACAAGCACAGCTACAACAACAAAGACAGATGGGTGGCTTAGACATTGCTGGCAGAGCTGCATTAACACAACCACAATTAGAGATGCAGGCAAGACAACAACGTGCTGGTTTATTGGGTGGTTTACAACAAGAACAATTAAGAGGTCTTGGTTTATTAGGCGGTATAGGCGCACAACAACAAGCATTACAGCAAAGAGCTATAGATGCACAAAGAGGCGAGTTTGCAAGAGCATTAGCTTATCCACAACAGCAATTAAGTTTATTACAAGCTGGTTTGGGTACACCATTAATAAGCACATCTGGAACATCAAGCGAAAGAGGTTTATCAGGAACAGAGTTTGGTCAAGCTGCTGCTGGTGTTGGAACATTGGTAGGCTTATTTTCTGATGAAAGATTAAAAGAAAATATACAGAAAATTGGTGAATCTAAAAATGGACACAATTTATATATTTGGAATTGGAATGACAAAGCTAAAGAGCTTGGTATAGACAGTCCAACAATAGGTGTTATTGCACAAGAGGTAATAAAGTATATGCCTGAGGCTGTATTTAAAGATGCTAGTGGTTATTACAAAGTTAATTACGGAGTATTATAAATGGCAATAAATCTTAATTTACCAAGTATGATGGGAACACCTTACACCACAGAGGCAGATAAATTAATATCTGATATAAGATCATTTCAAGCTCCTGACATACCAACACCACCACCAACAATACCAAAGCTTACTGGTTTTGGTGACAAGTTAGCTAGAATTGGCGGATTTGGTGATGAGCCAGGTGAGTTAAAAACAAAAGAAGAATTAGAAAAAATGACACAAGCAGAAATCGATGCTTATGTGAGACAAAGAAAACAAGCTAGAAGATTGGGTACATCTGAAGCATTAATACAATTTGGTGAAGCCTTACAAGGTAAACCAGCAGCACAAAATGCGCTAGCTAGAGAACAAGCTAGAAGAAATTTAGAATTGCAAAGTCAATATCAAAAAGAATATGAAAATGCAATAAGAATGGCTGAACAAACAAACCCACAACAAGCAAGATTATTAAAAAGTCTTGGTTTACCTGGTTATATTAATGTACAGCAAAAGCGTGCAGAGCAAATGTTTTTGGGTGGTGGTGAAAGAAAAATAATAAAAGCTGCTGATGGATATAATTATTACGCAGATACTGGTAAAAGAGTTTTACCTGGTGTTGAGAAAGAACCATCAATTGAAAGTCAAACAACAGAGTACAAAAACTATGTAAACTCATTAGAAAAAGGAGAAACTCCAACTGGTGCTGGATTTCTTGCATACCAAGACAGAAATATTAAAAAAGATAAAATGTCATACGGCATGAAACAAGATGTTAATAGTTATTGGAGATACACCGAAGGTCCAATGAAAGGGCAGAGAGTTTTTCCAGATGTTACAAAAGAAAAAGAAGAAGAAGAAAAGGAGCCATTTAACTTTGGAGATGAGGATAAGCTTAGAGATGACTTTAGATCTGAATCAAAAGAGTTTGTAAAGGTTCGAGATGCTTACGGAAGAATACTATCAACCGATGCTAGTGCAGCAGGAGATTTAGCTTTAATATTTAATTACATGAAAATATTAGACCCTGGTTCTGTTGTAAGAGAGGGAGAGTTTGCAACTGCACAAAACTCTGCTGGAGTTCCAACCAGAATTAGAGCTCAATATAATAAAATAATATCTGGAGAAAGATTAGCTCCAGAAACTAGAGCGGATTTTTTACAACAAGCTCAAAATCTTTATCAAACATCGGCAGACTCACAATCATATTTAGAATCTGAATATGAAACATATGCTGAAGAATATGGATTTAAACCCTCAAGAATAGTAAGTAAATACGGAACACCAATAGAAGATAAGTTATTAAAAATAAAACTAGAATCAATGCCATTAAATGAATTAGCAACATTAGATGCATCACAATATTCAAAAAAACAATTGGACATTATTGCAAAAGTTATAAAATCTAAAGGAAAAAAATAATGGCAACCTTAGAAGAAATTAAAAAGCTTCAACAAGGACTGCAAGAACAAGAGCTTGTTGTAACTGAAGAAGAAGCAGAACCTACAATACCTTATTTATCTGGTTTAAAATCACAGGCTTTACAGGGTTTAACCTTTGGACTTTCTGATGAGGTTGGTGCTGCCATAGGCTCTTTAGGTTCTTTATTTACAGATGAAACTTTTTCAGAATCTTTTGATAGAAGATTAAAAGAATCAAAAGAAGATTTACAAGCATTTCAAAAAGCAAATCCCAAATCAGCTTTAGGTGCTGAAATAGTTGGTTCAGTTGCGCCAGCTGTAGCATCATTGTTATTAATGCCTTTTACAGGTGGAGCAAGTGGAACAGGTGCTGTTGCTGCAAGTGCTAGAATCTTAAGCAATCCATTGCTTGCTGGTAAAATTGCGAAGCCTGGATCTGGATTATTAAGCAGAGCAGCAGAGGGAGCTAAGGTTGGAGCATTGCAAGGAGGAATATCTGGAGTTGGCTATGCTGAAGGCGGTGCACAGGAAAGACTTTTTGGAGGTGCTTTAGGTGCAACAGCTGGGGGTGTTTTGGGCGCGGCAATACCAACAACTTTGGAAGGCGCAGGAAAATTAACTGGCGTGGTTTCGTCAAGACAAGGAAAGTTTAATAAAGAAGATGTTAAATCAATAAGAATTATTGCAGATCAATTTGCAAGAGATGAAATACCTATTGAAACTGTTTTACAAAAAATACAAGACAACATTGCTGCCGACAAGCTTATTGGTTTAACTCCTGTAGAAATATTATCAGATTACGGTGGTGATGCCGTAACAAGAAAATTAAGAGGAATTAAAACAAGAGTTCCTGGAATGAACATTGAAAAGAAATTAATTGAAAGAACCTCTGGTACAGTTGAACAAAAAGCAGCTGCTTTAGATGCCTTAGAAGATCCAAATATACAATCATCAAGAATATTAAAATCTTTAGAAGATGTAACTAAACAAACTTTAAAAACACCAAAAATTGATTTATCAGGTGGTGTAGATGATTTAATTGATACTATAGATTCTTATTTAGGTCCTATGTATGAACAGGCTTTTATAAAAAATCAGCAGGTAGGAAATTTAGATTTATATGAATATTTAAACAAGCCAGTAATAAAAGAAGCTTATGCAGATGCAGTAAATGCTTATAGAGAAAAGCTAATAGCAAATGGAAGAAAACCAAATCCTATACCAAAATTAAATGATTTATTTTTAAAAGATAAGGGAAAAATAATAGGTGTTAATAAGCAATTGCCTTTAGAGTTTTTAGATTTAATTAAAAAATCAGCAGATCAGCAAACCTATGAAAAGGTTGTTAGTGGCTCTTTAAGTAAAGAAAGGGCAAGAGATAGAAAAAAAATTGCAAATAATTTTAGCGATTTATTAAAAGAATCCACTGTTGGTGATGAGTATGTTGAAGTCTTAAAATTAGGTTCTGATAAATTTTCATTATTGGATGCTTTTGAGAAAGGAGCAATCTCACACAAACCCTCATCTTCAGCTAAAGCATTTTTTAATGAATACAATAATTTAAAAACAAATGTAGAAAAAGATGCTTTTAAAGTTGGCGTGTTTCAAGAAATATATAATCAAATAAATAAAACTGGAGATAATATTAATTGCTAGAGGTCAGTTCATTAATAAATTAATAAGAGAATCAAACATAAGCTTAAAAACTGGAACTATAATAGGGGGTTCAAATACAGCAGAAAAATTATTAGATGCTGAAGATGCTGTTCAAGCTCTTTCAGATTTAACCGTTGCAGGAACAGCTCCAACAAGTTCAGCTGGTATAAGAGCTATAGCAACTACTGTTAATAAAGCTAGAGATATTATTTCTAATCCAACAGAAAAAAGAGCTAGAAGTATCGGTAATGTTTTATTAGAACAAAATCCACAAAGGCAACAAGAGATATTAGAGCTTATGCAACAATTACAAGGAAGTAGACAATTTAAAGAAAAACTTTTAAGTGATGTTGGTGGGGGTTCTATTAGATATGGATCACAACAATTTCCACAATTCTTGAACGAACCACAATAACCCCATGCCACGCCAATCTGAAAGAGTTGGCCGATCTGGAGAATACTTAGTAGCCTCGCTACTTTCTTTACACGCAGATACTGTGATGATAGTTCCACATAGTGCAGAAGCAGACATTATCTTTGACGTTGACCATAAGCTTTATAAGTGCCAGGTTAAAACACAATCAAAAATACAAAACTGTAGAGTGTCATGGGTATATGACTTTAGGCGTGGTGCTTATACTAAAGAAAGATTCTATACAGAAGATGCTATAGATGTTTATGCCTTGGTTGCTTTAAAACATCAAACAGTTCAGTTTATGTTTCCAAAAGGTCTAAAGCAGATAAGTTTTAAAGACGAGGATGTTCAAGCGTGGGACACGCTAGAGAATACCAAAAACCTATTTAAAGAGCTTCGATGTCAACAGACACTTTAGGTTCTTCATAATACTTCACAGAGTTCATACCTAAAGATATTAGATACTCAGCCACCTGATGTGGTGATTTCTGTTGGTTCTCACAAAAATCCTTAAACTTTTTAGCAAGATGTTTGTTCACATATATAGGCTTTCTTCCGTTTCTTTCACTTAGAATACGATCATCAAACTCATATAAATTCATAGCTACCTCATAGTTAAAGAGAAACTTCTATTGAATAATCTCCTATTTTATTACCTTTAGCATCTGTTCCATAAACCATCTGTAGTTCAAGATCAATAAAGTGTTTGGCCTTTAACAAGTCAGTCACCCTATCCTGTTTCTCTCCTTTACTTCTGGTTATATATTTTAAACAACTACCTAAGTTATAAGACAGGTTGTTAGCATATATATAATCTATAGGTTGTATCTTGGATTGCTTGTAATGCGTTCCAGCTACTTGGTTATTGGTTGCAAGCCTATCTATTGCTTGATCCCATTCCTCTTCAGTTCCTAAGTTAGTATGTGCGTATACTGTTTTATTCATCATTAATTTCTCCCAAATTTTATTAAAATATTACTTGATAATTAGTAATAATGGTTTATTATAAACAAAAATATTAATAAAAGGGAAATTTATGGAAATATTAGAAAAGAATTTTGACATATCAAATACCATAGAGGTTGACGAACTAGCAGAGAGATGGGGAGTCAGCAAGAAAACAATCGACAATAGACGCTATAGAGGACAAGGTCCTAGCTATTTTAAGATTGGCGGTAAGATTAAATACGATCTTGATGATGTGAAAAGAATGGAAAACGACTCTTATATTTCTGTCCATGGCGCACGCTAAACTCTCACCTTCAGCAGCAAAGATATGGATGGCTTGTCCTGGCATGCCACAACTCTTAGCGAGCATGCAGGTTGAATATAAAGTAGGCATACCAGCAGCGACAGGTACATTGATTCACGAAATGGTAGAGACACTACTTAAAGGTAGATTAAATAATCTTACCTTAGAAGAATACTATTTAGACACAACACATCATGTAGAGGACTTTGACATTACAGTAGACCAAGAGATGATTGATTGTGCTAACACTTATGTAGATTATATAGACAAGAGAATGATGGAGCTTGACGTAGCAAGACCATTAATTGAAGAAAGAGTTAACATGCCAGAAATACATGCAGACTTATGGGGTACAGCAGATGCCATTCTCATTGGTAAAGACATGATAGAGATAATAGATCTCAAATCTGGTAAGTGGGCAGTAGAAGCAGATAACCCACAAATGCGTATCTATGCACTTGGTGCATTATCAAGATACGGAGATGACTGCACAGTTCAGATGACCATAGTACAACCAAGAGGTTGGCACAAAGACGGTCCAATTAGATCATATTCCATATCAGCTAT